GCTGCGGCCGGAGGAAGAACAGCGCCGCCCCGCCGCAGAAGACTTCGACGTAGCAGCTATGCTGGGGAAAGAGCGGGATCAGGCGATCTGCCAGGCGGCGTTTGCCGCCGATCCACGGGATGATGGGTTGTGCGTTCATGCTGCGAGCCTTTCTCTGGTTAAGAAAATCGTGCTAGGCTGCGCCCGCTCCGCGCGGAGTGGGGAGGCCTTGGCCGAGGCTCACAGGTGTGTCCTGTGGGTTTAGGAGGCTGGGGCGTGTTGACGCACGCTCCAGTCGCCTCTTCTTTTTTTCCTGCCTGCTACAAACTCCTTTTCGAGATCCCCATACCGAACACCTGCCATCCGCCAGCGGACGCCAGGTCCAGCCGCACTTAGCGCAGGACGCCGACATAGCGCAACCGCTCAGCCTCGCGGCGCAGGGTTAGGCCGCGCAGGACGCGGCCGCCAGCCTTATTCCACAACAGGAACGATGCCGCTGCGCCAGGGTAATCCAGGCGGGATGTCTTGCGGCTGACGCTGGAGGCTCCGAACGCGCCGACGCCGATGTTGTAGGACAGCGAGGTGCAGCCGATCAGTCGGCCCGGCGGTTCGCGGTGCAGTTGCGGGCAGCGCTTGAGCGTGGCCAGCATGAACTGCCCTACCCTTGCGCGCAGGATGCGATCGGCCTGTTCCTGCGTCCAGACGTCTCCCTCTTTCACGCCGCGCGTCTCGCCCCAGCCGATGGTCCAGATTCCGGCCGGGCACTTGTAGGCCGTGAGGCGGCAGCCCTCGAACTGTTTGACCAGCTCGATGATCTGCTCCAGCGTTTCGATCATGACTGGCGCTTGTCGAACACGCGACCGACGAACCAGAATGCCAGGATGCCGGCGAGGATGTCGCGGTCGCTGGCATCGTAAATCTTCAGGATCGCTTCCCAGCCGCTGATGTCGGACTGGATCGCCAGCACGAACATCGCGACCTTGGCCAGCCCGTACAGGATCAGGAAGTAGTAAGTCGTCAGCGGCCGCACCAGGAAGTTCAGCGCATCCACGGCCTTGATGCCGGTCTTCTGCATCTGCCCTTCCAGCGCCGACTTCTGCGCATCGAGCAGCTTCAGCACCTGATCGATGTCACCCTGCGTGGTGATCTCGTCCATCCGCGCCGCGGCTCGGGTCTGTTCTAGCTGGAATTGCTTGTCCAGCATCGCCAGCTCGTGCGCGTTGTCGGTTTTTTTGTTCCACAGACCGATCAGCTCGGGCAGCGAACGCATGACGCCGCCGCCGAACAATGACAATAACGTGGTCAACATTTCGCTCTCCTTATTTGATTTTCGAAGCCAGTTTTTTCGCGCCGATCTCGATCAGCCCTTCCGCGCTGAACAGTAGCCGGGTAGCGAAGTGGGCGGACATACCTGCCGCTGCCGCCGCGACGCCGTGCGAATCGAAATACCAGTCCGCCACCACGAAGCCGGTGAAGCCCATCAGTCCGCTGATCGACATCTCGCCGATCAGCTCGATCAGGTTGAACGCGCGCGCATGGCCGGACTTGACGCGGCGATACCAGCTCGACACGCCGCCGATGACGCTCATCACCGTCACCAGCGCCCAGGTTGCGAAGCCCCACAGGGTCGGGTCTTTTTCCGGCATGGTCATCCTTTCTTGAGTGCGTTGAGTGCCGCTTCCGGCGTGATCGACAGCCGGTAGTATTTGGCGATATACCCGGCGAACTTCAGGCTGCGATCATCCGGGTAGTGGCGCAACTGGATGCGGTAGGCGCGTGCCTCAGCCCACAGGCGGTAGCGCGGCAGCAGTAGGTAGGCGAACGGATGCAGGCCGAGGCCGGAGATCAGCGCCACCAACCCCCACTCCGACCAGGTCGCCAGCTGCGGCAATAGGGTCAGCGCGGCGGCCGCCAGCATGCCGATCAGCACGCCGACATACCACTGGCGCACATGCTCTACCTCGTGGGCGTGAATGCCGGAGTCGTTGCGGTACTTGTTGCGGATACGGATCAGCAGCAAATTAGCGCAGCCGCCTACATCTGGCGGCAGGTTGTCGGTGTAGATGATTCTGGCCGGCATCATGGCTGCGGCACCTGAGCAGGCTCGACCGGCGGCGCGCTCAGTGCACCGGCGAGGACAGTGGAATGCGGTTCAGCCATGTCACCACCCAGCCATCGCTACATATCGCGCAGCATCCACACCGAGATCGAATTCAAACTGTGCCTTCCGATCCTCCCCATACGAGCAGCGATGGGGGATGCTAGAAACGACAACGCCATCCTGGATAACCTCGTTTATCCATTTCACATCGAAGGCATTCGCTGTTACGTTATGGCGGACCGATTGCAATACTCTTTGCTCGCTCAACATACTCTCCTCCTAGTCGATGTGATATGAACCTGAAACCGCGAGGGTAAACACACCGTCGGTCTCCACTAACTGCACGACCGATCCGGTCGCTCCGCTTCCAGAAAGGCGTATGCGCGACTCAGACCCATAGATCACCGCCTGAAGAGCGCTCCCGCCGGTCAGCGTCAAGGTTCCGTTCCAGGCCGATGCTGACACCCTTGCCGGTACCGCTGCCGCCGCAAAGGGTGTCAGCATCGGCCTGGAACGGAACCTTGACGCTGACCGGCGGGAGCG